TGTGAGATACGCAAGTATCAGAAAGGGGGTAACTTATGTTACCTAACGGTATGGCTAGACAAGAGCCACCACCAATACGCAAAGGTGGAAAGCAACCTAAAATTTTGTCAGACGACAAAGTTAAGGTGTTGTTAAATAACCCGAACATGTGGTACGTAGTCGCTACTTTACCTAAGTGGAGTAGTGGTGTTGTCGGAAACATACGGAGTATGCAACAACGAAACATAAGTCACTTGAAAGACAAAGGTTCTTTTGAGTGTAAGCAAAGAAAAAACAACGAGGGTGTGGACTTATACATTAGGTTCGTACCGATTGGAGAATAACAAATGAGCAAAAAACAAACGTGTTGGGACTTAGTGTCCTACGTAGTAGGAAAATCAGATAGAGTACTTTTGTACGGACCTCCGGGTACAGGCAAGACTTACTCTGCTGTAAAACAAAATGCACCATTGAACATAAACGGTGACGCTAACGTATTTCAGTTAGTCATGACCGAAGAAAGTACAAGTGCAGACTTACAAGGTTTTTATCAGATAGGTGAAAATCAACAGTTTGAATGGAGTGACGGTATTGCTGTACAAGCATGGCGTAACGGTGGTAGATTGGTTATCAATGAGATAGACCACGCTTCACCAGACGCTATGACATTTTTACATGCCATATTAGATGACAAAGATATTGCAGGTATCACACTCAACAACAAAGAAAAAGAAACTGTTCGTCCAAGCGAAGGGTTTACTGTGATAGCTACGTCTAACGCGGACCCAGAGAGCTTACCACAAGCACTCAAAGACAGGTTCCCTGTTGCTATACACATAGATGAGATACATCCTAAAGCATTGGAAAAATTTCCAAAAGCGTGGCATCAAGCTATTAGTGATACATCTTTATCTACTGATGAGGGTGAACGTATCTCTATTCGTAAATGGGATGAGTTCTTCAAGTTACAAGAGCAAGGGTTAGACATTGATACAGCAGGGTTAGTAGTCTTTGGCGATAGAGCAGAAGAACTATTAGACGCTATCAAGTTAAGTGAAGCAGAATAATGCGACACAGACCATTCCCCGAAATAGTCACAGGAGAAAGAGATTGGGAAGTATACGAAGATACTAAACAACCTCGTACGGACATGACCAATAGGAAAATGTACGTACCTCTAGATGACGAGTGTCACAAGTGTGGTGTAAATCACGGACGTGTAATCAGACGACATGAGTTAGGTCATGTCAAGTGGTCACCTAAAAGCTTTGGTAAAATTCCCAAAGGCGTTCATGAAGAAGCTATACATTTGCTAGAAGAAATACGTGTCAATCATAGACTAACGTATGCAGGTATTCCTATGAATGCACCACATACATGTTTAGATGAGGTTGACGCCTTCACAAGACAACTTGTAGAGAAAGGTAGTATTACAGACTTAGTCAAGTATGGATTAGCTTGTATTTATTTCATTGAAAAAATATGGTACAAAAGTAATTTTGCTTCAAGTTATACACGTATAAAATATAACGAGTATGGCTATGAGTATGTTTCTTTTGTAAAAGCTATTACAGATGAGATAAATAGTCATACTCTTAAACACAGCCGTGTTCAAGATTTAGAGTTTGCTATGGATAAAATATCTTACTTTCATCTACGCATGGTACATACAAGTACTAAATCTGCAGGTATAACACATAAACCTGCATGGGCTAGAGTTAAAAAACTAGCAGTAGAGTTGTCTGAGTTATTTGATTTGTTTGACGGAAAACCACAAGACGATGTGCGTTTGTCTGATGATGACAAAGAAAAACTTGAGGAAGCATTAGAAGAAACAGGTGATTTAGAGGATGCTTATGAAGAAGCTGAACTTAGTTCACCTAAGAATATATCTATGCTTAAAGACCGTAACAAGAATGACTATAACGAAATCATTTACAGTTATGATAATAGTGAAGCTTCATGGGCAGATTATACATTACATAAACCTGCGTTAACTATCAACATGAGTAACAAAATTCGTACAGGTTACACAAATGTTGCTAAAGACAAAGGTGTTGCACCTAGAAAAATTCACAGATACACAGTAGATAGAAAGATATTCACACGTAAACATAATACATACGGTGGAACTATCCTGATTGACGCTAGTGGTTCTATGAACTTTGACGGTCAAGACATACTAGATGTCATGAATGAAGTACCTGCTGTGACTATTGCAATGTACAACTATTATGGTTGGAACAACAATAAGAAATTAGGTGACATACGTATTATTGCTAGAAATGGTAGACGTGTTAATGATGAATACTTACACGAGCATACTGGTGGTGGTAATTACATTGACTTACCTGCACTTGAATGGTTAGGCAAACAAACACCTAGACGATTGTGGGTATCTGATATGCAAGTTGTAGGATTTAATGGGACAGGCAAGCAAAATCTACAACAATGTATGGAAGCATGTAATAAATATAACATCATGCGACTAGCAGACATAGATGAGGTTAAGTCTTTCGCTAGAAAATTAAATGTAGTAAGGTAAAGGTAGTGCTTACGTTTCACGCAAGTGATACGTGGGTTTCCTTTCCCTATGTACAGTAAGCACAGAGATAAGAATAGAGCGTAAAGAGAACTTACGACAGGTCTTTTACCTATGACTGTTCTTTCAGGATATCTTCGTCATGGGTTTTGTTACCTTCATGAACACTTATCTCTAGCTTTCTTTTAGTTTATTGTATTTATTTTTTATTCATGTATAATTATTTACATGAAAGAAATAGATAAACTACTAGAAGAAGCCGAACACGGTGTAAAAGATAATTTCGTTGAACGAAAAATTACACCAGAAGCACGTGAGTTCTGGGACACACTTATTGAGAGAGTACGTAACGGAGTTGATGTGAAACCTTATCGTATAATAAACATATTAAAACGTGAGTTTGATATAGAAATATCCGATAGTGCCATGCGTAAGTACATCAAGAAGGTGTCTGATGGCAAGTAATAAAGATAAAGAACTAGCTAGATTATTAGCTGATGCTGAGAGCGAGCGAGTAAAAGAGCTAGAAGATACTAACATCAAGTTGTTACGACAGCTTGATAAAGCTAAGAATAAAACTGAAAAACTTGTTGAAGCTGTGTACGAAGCAGTCAAAACAAGTATCACAACTTACCGAAAAGGTAATGTTCCTAAGCCCAAGTTAGCCAAGAAGAAAAAAGTTGGCGAAGAAATAGCTTGTGCCGTATTGTCTGATGTGCAACTTGCAAAAATTACACCTACATACAATACAGAAATAGCTGAAGAACGTGTTGTACGATATGCACATAAGATAGTTGACTTAGCTAATATCCAACGACAAGCACACAATGTAAATAAAATTGCTGTGTTTTGTGTTGGTGACATAGTAGAGGGAGAGCTTATATTTCCCGGACAAGAACATCTAATAGACAGTTCATTGTACAGTCAAGTGACTGTTGATGCACCTAGAATTTTGACACAATTCTTTGACATTCTATTAGCTAACTTTGAGGAAGTGCAAGTTCATTGGGTAATCGGTAATCATGGACACTTGGGTGGACGTTCAAGAAAAAACTACCACCCTGATAGCAATGCCGACAGAATGTTAGGCAAGATATTAGACATGATATACGATAGCGAAAAACGAATTACATTTTCTATACCTGATAGTGTAAATGCAGACAACCATTGGTTTGACATTGCAGACTTAGGAGAGAAATGTAAGTTCTTTCTATGGCACGGAGATAACGTCAGAGGTTTTGGTGGTTTCCCGTGGTATGGATTTGGTAAGAAGATAATGGGTTGGAAAACACTAGCTAGTAACGGACTTATGCCCGACTTTAACTATGCTGTTGCAGGTCATTTTCATACACCAAACACACAATACATAAACGATGTACGACTATGGATTAATGGAAGTACGGAAAGTTATAATACATATGCGTTAGAACAACTTGCAAGTATGGGTAGACCATGTCAGTACTTACTGTTTTGTAAGCCAAAGCATGGAGTAACTGCTGAATACCTTGTAAATTTAGAAGATGTATAGGTATAATATATAGTATATGGCAAGTAATAATGTCAAAGAAGTAACAAACCATGAGTTGATTGGTATAGAATACTCAGGTGATACACCTGTTTTAATATATCGTGCAGAAGATGGAGCAATTCACTTCAGTAAATTAACACGTGGGGTTACACGCTTAAGCAAATAAATATAAATCATTAATTTAATTCCTTAACTTGTTAAGGAAATTAAATAATGATAGAAAGGAGAACGTGATGGCTACAAAGCCAGTTAAATTGTTGTCCCCATTTCCCAAGTCAGTTGTTAAAAAAGCACCTGCAGGGAAGTTTGGCGACTACGTTCCACACAGTATCTACGTAGAAAGACTACGTGATAGCGAAGTAAAATACTCATGGACATGTGAACCTATATACGGTACACATAAAGGTGAGAAAAGAATAGTTGGTGCTAAAGGTACTATAACTATTGAGGACATGGGTAGTTATGATGGCTTCGGAGACGTTGACACATTTAAACTAGACAGTCCTAAACACAACGATGGTACAAATCTAAAAGATGCAGAGAGTGACGCTTTTAAACGTGCTTGTATGCGTTTTGGTTTAGGTGTTGAGCTATGGTCGGGTTCAGATACAACTGAGGAAGAACATAATGCACAACCTCTAGCTACTATGAGTGACCCAGACACCGACAATGTTATGGTGACAAAGGTTGACATGCGTAGAAAAGAGAACAAGTCCGAACCTGTACCAATCAAACCTATTGAGGAAGTATCAGAAGGGGAAGCACCTTTTAACGATACCTCTACACATACCGATAATGGTAAAGTCAAACTTATTGATGACACCATTGACAGGATTATGGAGGGGTATGACGAAAAGACACAAGTGTTTGCTTTAGACTTAGCAGATAACTACAAAAAAGTCATGAAGTATCCCGATAAATCTCAATGGAGTAATAAGCAGATAGATGATTATGTAGCTAAAATAGAGCTTGGATTATCTTCTACTGCTAATAAAGTAGATGACGATGATGACCTTATAACTAAGGTATCAGGAATATTAGGAGGTGTTGTGGAAAAATCACAGCAACAAAATGATATCAAGACAGACCTTAAATGTCCTTTTTGTACAGGCAAGGTGTTTGATAACAGAAAAAGTAAACTAACCGAGAAGTCACCAGACTTTAAGTGTGCTGCAAAAGCAGTTGATGAATGCCCTGCACACACAGGTAAGTTTCCAAAATCATGGTGGTTAAACTCATCAGACTTACCACCCGAATGGGGAGTAAGTGCCTAATAAAAAAGTTGACTATAAACGTCAAGGTATGCTGAATAAACGTAAAGGTAGACGGAAACAATTAGAAGCGTTACGTCAGTTACGTATGCCCGAACCTAGTCTGTATCACTTACGTGTACATGAAGAAGGATGGGCAGAAGCATTCATTAGATGTGAAGTCAAAGCAGGTAAGCAAGTTCAAACGTTATGGAATAGGTATCTGAAAGCTAAAGAGCAATCAGATACCAACTTGCCAAACGATGAAAGACCCTTTGTGTTTGTAGTTAAACCCGATGGGACAAGTGAAGGACTTGTTATATTTAACATAAAAGACTTAGATGAATTTTGTGTTGCATACAGCTTACACATAAGTGGTAGGAAGTATAAGAAACCTGCACTATACGAAGAAGAATGATTGAATTACTTATAAGTTGTGTTCTTACTTTCCCAATAAGTACAGACACACTAGAAAAATATGTAATTTGTCGTGATGTAAAAGAGAAAGTACAACATGTTGAGGAGTGGATACCGACAGTCAGTACGTACTTCAAAGAAGAAGATATTGTACAAGCTATGACAGTAATCTATTGCGAAAGTAGTGGTAGATATACTGCATACAATGACAAAAACAAAAACGGTTCTAATGATTTAGGACTGTGGCAATTCAATAACCATACATGGGATTGGCTTTCAAACAAGTTAAGTATAAAAGATAACAGAGTTAATCCTGTGGTGTCTACACGTGTGGCTAGTTGGCTAGTCTATAACGATGGATGGCACCATTGGAACTCTAGTAAGGAGTGTTGGAAAAATGCCAAATATATTTACCGACCCAAAAGAAATAAAAGTATGGGCGATACAGCTAGCTAATGCTTGTGGTGGACAACGTGTTGTTCAAGATAATGTATTACAAGAAGCAGACCCAGAAAAAGTAAGCAAACTATTGTTTGAGTTCTTACAAGGTTTTGAACAAACAATATTAGACAATCGTAGAAAGGCAGAAGAAGAATGAGTGAACTTACATTTGATTTTTACCCTAGTGGTGAAGATGTATTAGATAAAATGGAAGAACTAGCGCAACTAGAGTTAGAACATTTAGAGAAAACTAAAGCTAACGGCATTGCGTTTTGGACAGATGCACAGATGGCTACATACAATGTGAAGAAACAGATGTACAAATTGTTTCTACATAAAGTAAAAACATGGCAACATGAAGTAGAGCGTGCAGAAATAAGAGATGACATAGCACGTGAAGGTTCTATGGATTTTCAATCACCGTTTTAAAATGATTGAAATATACATGTTGAAGTATGAAGAAGATGGAAAGTACCATGAAATATTTTCTACCGATGTTTACAAACTAGAAGATGTTGTAGATGACTGGGACAAATATGGTAAAGATACTTCTTTAGATACAATAACAAAGTACACATATGAACACTTAGAACAGTTTATTAGATTAGTAAATGTTTTATCTACACCTTACAAAGACGGTAGTATGTGGCTGAAAAGAGCTAATTTACAATGAAAGAAGTTAGTCCACAAGGCGAACATAACAAACTCAATGATGCTGAGCGTATAAAAAACTATATACCTTTTGCAGAAAATGTGTTTGAAAAATACTGTACGGATAAGAATATGAAGTATCGGCAGTTACATCTTAATGACAATGCAGATTTTGCAGAAAGTCCAATACCAATGTGGGCTAAGATGTCACCGTTTCTTAAATCTTTCCCCGATTACTTTGTATACAACGATAAAAAACAAATGTTAGTAGAAGTAAAGTCTTCACCTAAAGTAAAAGTTAAAGACTTGTTGCACTATTGTGCTGTACATACAATGTATGCAGAAGGACATGCAACAGATTACTACATAGCGTTCTGTTTTAAATACGGTACTGTTAAGTTTTATACAGTAGAAGAATTATTAGGTCTAATACCTATTGCAGAATATAAACAATACCATGATGGAAGGAGATACTATGACTTCACAAGTGTCACAAAAACAAATAGATAAAGCTGCACGAAAAACTGCTTTAAATTTGCAAGCTTTAATGGCTGAAGTTGATGAGGGATTTAATGCACATGTACGATGTATTGTATGTAACGAACAATACAGACATCACATAGACACTAAACCGTGTGTTGATGACGACAATCCTAAACAAATTATACGTAAAAGCAGATGGCGTGGAACTAGGATTGTTAAATGAATGACAGTTATAAACCTTTACCTGATGAAGTAGAGATTAGGCAATCAATAATAGATGGTGTTGGTTTATTTGCTAAAGAACCTATACGTGCTAACTCAACATTAGGTGTTACTCATGTAGCTAATGAACAGTTTCAGCACGGGTTTGTACGTACACCATTAGGTGGCTTCATCAATCATAGTGAAAATCCTAATTGTATATTAGAAGATGTTTTTAATCTTAAATGTATTAAGACACTTGTAGACATTATGCCTGATGAAGAACTAACAGTTAAATACCATTTATATACTCCTAAAATGAAAGAAATACTATGACGGAAGATATATCAGCTATCAGAGAACAAGCCCTAGAAAGAGCAGGAAACGCCTGTGAGTGGGCAAATTGTGGCAGTAATAAATGGTTAGAGCTAGCACACATAAAAGATATTGGTATGGGTGGTAACCCTACAAGAAAGTTTGACATAGAAAATGTAGCTATGTTGTGTAAATGGCACCATGACATATACGATGGTCGCCAATCTATGGGTACTAAAGTAGCTTATCGTGAGTTATTACGTGGATATCTAGACAGATATAGTGATGTTAACGAGTGACTACCACTTAACTTTGTCTGCCCAATACGCAGCAGACATCTTTCCCTTTTTAATGTTCTTTGCATGACGTGCTTTAAAAGATTTACGTCTTGCTTTTGATTTAGCGTCAGTCTTTTTACCTGCACCAGATACACCTTGTTGTCCAAATCTAATCAACTTAACCTTGTCACCTTGTTTAGCTAATACTGCATGTGACTTACTAGCTTTAGGTGTACGCTTTGGTTTATTGTATCCCGAAAACTTTTCGCCTCTATACTCAATCATTTTTTAATTTTCTTAACTTTTCCGTTAACAGTTCTAGCAAACTTGTGCGTTTTAGTTTCACGTATAAGGGTACCGTAATGACGTTTACCACCCCACATCCAACTTACCTTAGCCATTAGTATCTCTTAGTTTTTTTCTTAACTTTATAAGATTTTTTCTTACCGGTTTTTTTATTAACTGGCATACTATTCTCCGTATCTCTTACTTACTTGATTTAGCGAAGCTTGATATGCTTTACGGTATTCATTATTAGCTTCTGCTCGTCTCTGGAAAAATGTACTACGCTTTGCATATGCTTTAGCTTTCCTTAGTACTTCTGGTCTAGCACTACCTTGATTAAGTAGTTGTTTAGACGCTTTCCTAAATTCACTAGCTAATGCTAACTCTTTCACAATAGAACTTTGCAACTGTTTTTCTAGTTGCTTATTCTTTTCAGGGTCACCGTAACTGTAGTTTTTTTTCTTAGCCATTACTTACTAACTTTAGGTTTAGGACCAATTTGTTTTTTAGCAAACTCTTTAACTACTACAAGTGCAGCAGCACCACCGGATAAGGCAGCGAGTTGTACAGCATCTGCGTCTACACCAACTAATGGTGCAACTGTAAGTGCTGATATAAATGCTTCAACAAAAGTCCAAACTGTTTTGCTTAGAACGTCTTTGTATTCTTTGCTCAATTTATAACTCCATGCTTCGTTCCAAGGTGTCCACCTAACATCTTTCTTAAACGTCCCATCTTGGTTTCTTTTCCTACTATTTCTTGCAAACATTATCTATTATATTTGTAAGTCTTATTAATATTTGTTCCGTAAAGTTTCATTTTTGATTTCTTTTTTTTAGGTAAAGAACTTGCGTATTTATTTACATCGTATATGTCTTTAGCTATAAGAACTTGTCCTACGACTGGTACTAATCTTGTTGCACCTTTAGTAGCTACTTTAGCACCTAACATTACTGCTCTTTTAGCAGCAGGAGATAATCTTTTAGAAGCTTTACTTAAATTAATAGGACTACTAGCTCCATATTTATAGCCCCCTATTTGTCCTTTAGCAGGTTGAGGTGTTTTAATTTTTTGTCTACTAACAGGTTGCTGACTTGGAGATGGGTTAGTTTTATATTGACTAGGTTCCGGTTGACCAATACCTATCCCTGCTTTTCTTTGTGCTGCACGTAAAGCTTTAGCTCGTTTTTGTGAAATTTCACCAACACCTACAGGATTTTTAGACAAACCTTTTTGTTTAGTTTTAGGTACAAAAGTTGTATTAGTAGGTATACCCGCTTCAGCTGCACGTCTTTGTGCTGCTGTCATAGCTTTACCACGTTTAATATTTTTATCAAACTTTACTTCAACACCTTTTTTAGCATAATCTTTTTTAAACATGCGTGGTCTATTAACCATATGTTTTTTTGCTAAATCTTTTTTAAGGTCTGTATATATATACTCATTCATTTGAGCAACTTTAGGTTTGTTTGATACTTTATATTTTTTCTTAGCCATTATCTAATTATCCTACCATTTAGCATAGCATTTGTCTTTATAACATTGCCATTTATTTCTTGTAATTTCTCATACATGTCATCTATATTGATAGAAGTATTGTTTACATTATCTGACAAGTTGATTTTACTATATTCTATAGTAACTGGTTTACCTTGTAATAACTCTGCAGATACTTTAGCGTACAATTTTTTGTAAGCTTTGACACTAGAACCTACCATACCATTAAAACTTACATCTAAGTCTTGTTGAGTGTCACCAACAATTAAACAACCTGATGTATGTTCATCTGTATTGCCTGTATGTATAAGAATATATTCAAAGCCGGGTACGTTTTGTAACCATAACATTCCATAATGCGCATTTTTATAACGTTCAGAATATTTTGCATGGAAGCCACCTACTTTACGAAACTTTATAGAGTATTTTCCTTCAGGTATACAAGTCTCGTGCATAACTTTAACATCTTGATACTGGTCTTCTAGTGTATAACACTCAAAAATACCATCTATGTATAACAAACCATTAGTTGCGTCTTTACCAAACTGCGTCCTAATAACTTGTAACTTCATTTACTTGCCGCCACAACAGCCGCCACCACAACATTCCATGTTAATCTCCTTGTCTAAAACTAATTGTTAACAACCATATAAGAAGTGTAATCAATGTAGCTAATCCTGTAATTTGTTGTGCAGAACCAGTAAGTGTTAATGTAGCAATAACTAACCCAACCAAAGTCCAACTAAGGTTTAATGTTTCTTTTATTATAGATACAAACCAGTTACCTAGTTTTTTAAACATTGCCTCTCCTAAATATGAAAGCTGCCATAGTAGCTATTCTAGTCAAAATTACAGGGACTACAACTTCTTGAGCTTTTTCCTTTTGGTCATTAGTCATGTCATTACCTATGTCACTAAAGTTTATTTCTTGTATGTTAATATCTATAAAGGTTTGTATTGGATTGTCTATAAAAGTTTCAAACTGTACTTCAGTTACAACATCAGCTAATGTATAGTTTTCTACGTCTGCATTTTCTACAGCACGTTCAACATATTCCTTTACAGCTTCTGCTATAACTTTATCATCTTTAACAGATTCAGCAATAATAGCTACATCATCTGCTTCTACCTGTAATACTTCAGCGACAACTTCTATCTGTTCTTCAGTAAGCTCTGCAACATCTGCTATAGCTTCCTCAACAACCTCTTGTATAACTGTCTGTGTTTCCTCTGTGACTGAAGATAAATTCTGTACACCTATATCATTAACTTGTTCTAGTATTTCAACAACTTCTTCAACAGTAGCTTTTTCAATAACAATATCTTTTACAATTTCTACAACTTCAGCTACTTCTACAGCAACTTCTTCTTCTGTGAGGACTATATCTTCTCTCTCTGGTTTAATCTCCACAGGAGGTAACGTTGTGTCGGGAGTATCTTCTTCCAAAACTTCAGGTATATCTTCTTTAATAAGCTCATCTACGACTTCAACCAATACTGGTATTTCAACCACGATTTCGGGTGCAATATCTTCCAAATCAAATTCAATAACTTCAAATTCAATAGGCGGTTCTTTAAACTCCACCACTTCATCTTCAACTGTTTCCTCTTTAGGTGGGTCAAGTACAACAACATCATCCTCAGGAATGATGACATCCACATCTTTTTTATCCTCAACAATATCTTCTTTAATAACAACATCTTCTTCTATAATATCATCTTTAATATCTTCTTCAATAGGTTCAGGTATATCACAATCACCACGCTCTATCTGTGCGTTAGTCATAAAGCAACCATATTCTTTTTCATTATCAACACGCTCTTGGTCACGCTCTATAGTCCCATCATTGACATCTGCTTGTGTATAAGTCTTATCAACACCTTCTACTTTTACATCAACAATAATTTCTTCAGGTGTAGGAGGCGGTGGAGGTGGTGGTATATAAGGTTCTGGCTTTGGAGGTACAGTTGTAGTGGTCGTAGTAGATGTAGTTGTAGTTGGTGCTACATAAGTGACAACATCAACAGTTAAAGTATTACTATCGTTACAATCGTTCTCACTACCACACGCAGATAACATAAAATCATAAGTATCATCTGTTAAATTATCCCAAGCTAAAACATAATCTGTATTTGATTGTTGTCCCTTTAGTGTCCATTCGCTTGCATTAGAGAGCTTGTAATACATTTTATAGGTACTAGCACTAACAAAACCACTTGTAGAAGCTGACCACTCAAACTTAATACCGTCCTCTCTGTTCATATCATAAGAAGCTAAGGTAACAGAAGCAGGTTTGTTCTGTATTGTAATGCTTACTGTTGGTGTCCATTCTGAATAACTTGCATTTGTGTCGTTGTCCGACCTAATTGCAACGTGAAATAAACCGTGAGCTTCATTAAAGACTGCGTTTAAATAACTAGCAGTAAATGTAAATTCAGTATTAAGTGCGTTACTATCGCCAACATTACCTGTTGCAATACCATAAGGTAAACTGACTTCATCACTCAAACCAAAACCTATTGCGTATCGTTCAGCAGGGTAGTCTTCCATTTGGTCAGAAGCGTCCCAATCTGCTTTGACTGTACCATTTTCATAGTCAACAGTAAGAGTTAAGTTACTAGGTGCTTGTGTAGGTACATGGTATGCAAATACAGGGGTAGGTATTAATAAAAATAATGCTAGACAGAGTCTTAGCATTACATTACTGCTGCAGCTACAACTCCACCTATTGCTACAATGAGCATTAATACTTTATAAAACTCTGACTTATCTAGCTTCTCATCAAGCTTGTCATCTATTTTTTCTAGTCGTTCAATAACCATACTAAGAAGTTCTTTTTGGGTATAGCCATTGCTGTTTGTCATTTATGGTAAATCCTCATGCGACATCCAGTCCCATTCTTTATCATAGGAATTATCATAGTCCCAGTTACTTAATCTTTTAAGATAAGAACTAATTTCTTTTAAAAAATACCCTAATAAAAATCCGATTATAAAATCCATGAGGACTATTATAACAGATTATTTATGCAGGTTTTGGATTGTCTGATTTAACTGTAGCTATGTGGTCTTTCCATGTGGTTGTGTCATTGACTGCATCCCAGTATTGCATATCTAACTGGTCAGCAATAGAACCATAAGCTTCTTGTCTAGCTTGTACATAACCAAACTGTTGAGTATCCCATTTGCTATTAGCCAAGTCTGTTACAGCTTGTGCATAATCAGCATCAGTAAACTCAAGTCTTTCGTTATTAACTTGCTTGTACATTGGCTTAGCAGCTTCTATCTCTGCTGTAGCTTCAGTTGTTAGTTCTTCTAATGTTGCCATAATATCTCCTATGTTAGCATACTTATTTTGTTATTACTTCTTTAAACCATATAATGT